CATTTTTACTATATTCTTGTAATTCTTTAAATGTATCTAATAAATTAATTTGAAAATTAATATCAGGATTTTTAGTTTTATTTTGATTTCTAAAATATTCTAAATTTAATTTATATTTATTATATTGATTAGTATTTCTATCAAAAATATTTAATTTATCTGGAAAAAATGCAATTTGATGTTGTTTTTGAAGATGTTTAATAATAGATTTCATTTCTTCTTCAGAAACCTTAAGTTTTTTAACTAAATTATCAAATACTTTATTATAAGGTTCATTTATTTTTTCTAATTCACTATTATAAGTATTATTATCAATTTCATTAGAATCTAATTGACTTTGTAATTTGTCTTTTTTCCAATCAATATCTAATTTTTTATAATAATCTTTATAAATATTTCCTAATTTAATATCATAAGTTTCATCTTTATTTAAAGCATCTATTACAATTTGTTTTTTTAATAATTCAATTTCATTACCAGTATCTTTTTTATTTGTTAAACTTTCTTTAGATTTTTGAAAATCAATATATTGTTTAATAATAGGATTTGCTAAAAAATTTACAACATATAAAGGATGTGTACCAATACGTAATAACATATTACCTACATTAGTAGTAGACATAGTCCAATTACCTTTAGATATATATGGATCTTTTGCAATATCCACAAATGCATTAAGAATAGCAGTTAATGAATCACCAATTTTAACTTTCTTTAATTCAGATTTAAATTTATTAATATCTTCTTGAGAAGTACCTGGTTTAATCATTTCAGAAATATAATAATTTAAATCTTCATCAGATAATTCTTCAGAAAATTCTTTATCAAATTTAGATTCTTTAGTGTCTGTATGATGACCCCATAATATATTTGTGACGTTATTTAAAGATAATTGTCCTTCTCTACTAATATCAACCATTGCATTGGCTTCTTGACCAACACCAGCTTTACCGCCTAAAAAAGAATATCTTAATTTAGTATCTATTTCAGGATCAAACGAATTCATAAATACAGTTGATTGTTCAGGATATAAAGCATTTAATTCTTTTTCAATAAAATCTATATCAATAGGTTTCATCACTGAAGAATACACATCAGGATTTGTTAATACAGATTTATATAATTCAATTAATCTGTTTTGTAAACCTTTTTTAGTAATATTTTTAGAATCATATTTATCATATTCTAAACGTTTAGTTTCTTTATTTAAACTAAATGATGAAAACATCATATACATTTTATCAACGTCAAAATCTGAACCTGTTTTAGTTGTAATACCTGTATAAGCAACAACAGTATCTCCAGAAGCTTCTGGTAATATTCCTACAATACGTAATGAATCATTAGAAGCTAAACCTTGATTTGGAATACGATAACCTATAATATTTTCAAGTATATTTTTATCTATAACACCTTCAATATAATTACCATTTTCATCTGTATGACCAAATAATTCTTTATCTGTATATTTTCTCCAATTAGGTATTTTCTTTGCTAAAAATGCACCTGAGATCAATATACTACCAGGTATAACAGTTTTACGACCTGTTTCAGGATGTGTGTAAATAGTAGGTTCTGATGTAGTATTTTCAGCATCAGGATTCCATCTTACACCTTGTGCTTCTGCTTCAGATTTATTTAAACCAAAATTAGACATTTGAATAAATGAACCTCCATTAGTTTGAATTTTAATCAATCTACTGTTCATTACTGAAGCAAAAATATTATATATTTTACCAGCAGATTGAGGAATACCTACAATAGTTGTTTCAGCATTTAATGCTTTAATTACATTTTCTGAACCACCACGTTTTTTTAATTCTACAATAAGTGATTTATAAAAACCAGATATATTTCCAATTTTAAAATCTTCACTAATTTTAAATTCTTTTTTAAGAGATTCTAAACCTTCATTTGTAAGTCCTGTAACAGTTTTAACTATTTCATTAATAACATGTTGTCCTGATACATATTCCTTACCTAAAAAGAAATTTTCATTAACCTTATTATGTATAAGACCTTGAAATATATTTTTTTGAATTTGACTACCTACAGCTAAATCTTTAAAGGTTTTAGTAGGTAAATCTTGTTGTAATTTCCAACCTCTATTATATAATGTTTGAGAATTTAATTGAAAATCATTTAAAATATTACCATCTTCATCATGTATTTTAGTAGGTTCAATAGATCCAACTTTAACACCATCAAAAGTAATGACTTCATCTATTTTATCAGAAATCATTTTATCATGTAATTTTTCTAAATCAGAATCTTTAACTAATGCTTGAGATAATACCGCTTGAGAATATTTTAAATATACAGGTTTACCTTGTTTATCTCTATAAAAATAAACACCTTTTAATGGTTGTGCAGCAAGTTTTAATTCTTTTTCAGTATAAAACATTTCTTTACCAGAATTATCCATCATTTTATGATAAACACTTTCATGACTATCTGCACCAGTAGTCCATTTACCTAAAGCTTTAATTAAAAATTTCCAACGTTGAGGTGTAATCCAAGCTTGAGCATCTGCACTATTTATATTAGAATAAGGTTTAGCACCATCTTTACCTAAACTTTCTACAAGTTTATCATAAAAAGGTGATTTACGCATTATACTTTGAATAGTTGCTATTTTAAATGTTTCGTTCCATTCATTTACTCTAAGTTGTAAGCCATCAGTATATGTAGCAGGTACACGTTTTTTGTAATCAACCATGTTTTTATAATACGCTACATCACCACTAAACATTTTAGAAAATTCAATATTGTTTATCAATCCATTTACCATAAAATCAGATGCTATTGCATAAGCTTTTTGTAATTCAGATATATTTCTATATTGTGTTTCTAATATTTTAGTATCTACTTTATTAGGTATAATTTGATCTTTTTCATTACGTTTTAAAATATCAGATTCTTGTAAATAATTTAATGTTTGAATCCATCTTTTATGTAAATTTTCTTCTAAATATTGATCAAATAATTCATCTAATTCAGGATTTAAACCTTTTTCAAATTTTTGAAAATTTAATACACCATCTGTATATAATAATTCTATAATTTGCTTTTCTAAATCTGTTTGATTTTTAGAACCTACATTTAATTTTTCAAAATATTGTGATTTAAAAGCATTACCTGATTTATCATAGATATTATTAGTACCATATTTATAATGATAATGAGGTGTTAATTTATTTTCTTTAGAATTTTGTTGAGCTAATTCAACTTCATTTTGAGCTTCTAATTGTCTATTTAATTCAGAATAAAAGTAATCTTTAAAAATAGATTTAACTTTTTTAGTTAATTGTAATTGACCTTCTTTAATACCATTATAAGAAGCTACGTTTAATCCAAATTTTAATTGTAAATCTGTTGTTTTATCTGCAGGAGTTGTTGTTCTTGTAAAATCACCACTAATAACTTTATTTATATAATCAATCATATAATCATTATATGATAAACTTGTAGTAGTTTCATATTTACTATTAGAAGTCATTTGATTTAAAATACCTAAATCAATTTTATCTAATAATTTACGAGAAGCTTCAACTTGTTGTTCTTTATTAGAATATTCAATTTTATTACCATTAGTATCAATTGAACCTGACAATACACCAATATAATATGAACCTAATGTATATTGACAAGATTTATATAATCTAATTAATAATTCAGGTTTTCTTTTCCATTGTTTTACTGTAGTTGATAAATATGACGGATATGAATAAATCCATTTTTGTTTACCACCAGTTAATATAGTTGCATCAGAACCTTCCGATAACATATAGGCTTCAGTTCCAGCTAATTTACTAAATGTTTGAGATAAATTAATAAAACTATCATAATCTTTAGAAATATTTTCATATTTAGATTTAATACCTTTTACAACATATTCAGTTTGTTCAACTAATGTTTGTAAATTATTAATCATATCTTCTAAAGATATTTCTTTACCATAATTATCTAAAAATATTTGTAAACCTTCTTCTGTAGTTTCTACACCTAAAGCTTTTAAATAATCTTTAGTTTCATTAACTAATATTTCAAATTGATTTTGTTCTTTTTCTGTAGATTCAACTTTAACATTTTTTTTAAGTTGTTCGATTTTTAAACTTAATTTTTTAAGTAAATCAGAAGCATTATTTAATCTAACTAAAGAACCTTCTTTTAAAGTGTTATTAGATGTTAAAAAATTATTTTGAAAATTTTCATCCCATTGATCTTTAATAGTTTTACTTTTAGAACCTGTATCAGATATTTGAAGTGTTTTATGTGTAACATTACCTTTAGAATCAATATTATATTGTGTTACAATATGATTGTTTTTAATAAGATTAAATGCTTGACTAAATTCACTTTTTTGATTTTCTGTAATAGTAGGACTATTTAAATAATTATGTAATTCAGTAAGAAAAGGTTTTTTAGATAATATTCGATTTAAAGCATCTTTATGTAAATTAAATATATCTTCACCAGGTAAAGCTATTTCTTCACATAAAACACCTTGTAATGCAGAATAAACCATATCTCTATTCATAAAAGTAGGTTCATTCCATATAGGATCTAAATTATCTTTATCTTCAAGTAAACTTAATCTTAATTTAACATTTGTACTAACACTTTTCTTAGTACTTCTTTCTGCTGAATGTTGATTAAATACTGGATCTTTACCTTCTTCTTCTAAAAGCTCTACATCACCTTCTTCATCTTCAACTATTTCAAGATTCATTTCTTTAAAAAATGTTTCTACATTTTCAACTAATTCATCTAAATAATTTAAAGAATCTTCTAAGGTTAATGCTGAAAAATATTCACCTTCTTCTTCTAAAGATTTAATTTTATCTTGAATTTCTTTAACAATAAAGTTTTTTAAATTAGGTAAAGATTTAGATTCATCAAAATTAATATTATTAAAATCTAATCCTGATTTTTTAAAATATGTTAATGCTAATCTAGATTTAATTTTATTAATTTGATCATAATTCCATATAGAACGTAAACCTCTATTTACTAAAGGAAAATAAACTTTTTCATTATCTTTATTTAAATAATAATATTTTTTAGCTGTTTCATTATAAAACAACTTAGGTTCACCATTTTCATCAGTTCTATCAGATAAAACTTTATTTTCATAATCATTTACAAAATCACCAAAATCTTTTTTAAACAACTCACTTTTAAAATGACTAAACATTTCATCAGCAAGTTGTTCATTTTCTTTAGCTAATTTTGTATAGATTGTATCAAATAATATTGATTCAGCGTTACCTGTTATTGATATTCTTGTACATGCCATATTTTATATTTTATACAAATATACGAAATTAATTTGATATAAACAAATTAAAATCCACATATTTTTTTAATTTCTTTTTGTGAAGTTTCGTTATCTTTAAGTTCTTTATATAATTCATTAAAACTATTCTCCATATCTTTAGGATTAACTTTATCTGTCATACCTAATTGCTTAGCTGTAACCATTACAATTCTAGCTTTAGTTTTAGCATCTGAAGTTTTAAATATATCTTGAAGATTATCAGATTTAAGTATTTGAGTTGGTTTTGAATTATTTTTTTTAACCCATGTAAAATTAGAAGGATTAGATTCATTCCAAGCAACAATTTCATTATTATCTAAAATTAATCTAAATTGACCTTTTTTAATTTTATTAATATTTACAGAAATAACTTTTCCTTTTATTAATTCCTTAGTTGTGGGTTCTTTAGCTGTAATTTCTTTCCCTATTAATTCGTGCTCTATATCTTGTTGAGGTATAACTTCTGGTGGAGTTATTGGTATAATGGTTTGAACAACATCATCACCAAATTGACCTTGTAAAGAAGCTAATAAATCTTCAGGATTTTCATAGTTAATTTCTTCAATGCTTTCAGATTTAACTTCTTTTTTAGCTTTAGTATTGTTAACAGATTGATTTAAATAAATATTTGAATAACCTTGAAATGTTGGTTCATTAACTATAGCATTAGTTGTTAATACAGAATAATCTGAATTTAAACCTAATAAATATTTAATATAATCATCATTATTAAATGTAGCAGTATTATCTTTAGTAATTAAAACGTTATGTCTTTTATATTTAAGATATTCTACAATAGCTTGTTTTTGATTATCATTTAAATTATTTAAAGTATCTGTAGTATATGTATAACTTTCTAACTGACCACTCCATTCAGGAATTTGAACATTAACTTTATGTAATAATTCACCTAAAGCTAAAGTACCATCTTTACCTAATATTAATTTAGTTTTAGCGTTTGTATTTTGAGAATAAACTACAAAATTAACAAGTCTTTCTAAAGTAATATCTATTGAATCATTGTTACGTTTAATAAATTCAAATTCAGTTTTTAAATTTGGTAAATTATTGTTTATATAAGACTCTAATTCTTCAGATGTAAATTCTTGTTGTTTATTTAAAACATTGGAACGTAGTATAATTAAATCTAATACAGATTCTGCTTTTTCTTGAGTTAATCTGTTAATATTTAATTTAAGATAAAACATTTCACCATTAATCATTGGTATTTTTAAAAATACTTCACCTTTATTATTAGCAGATAGTGACTTAGTTTCATCTGTTACATCATTTGATGTATATTTAACTTCACCTTTGTTACTAACATAAACAGTATTCTTTTTAAAATATTTAATTTTATCATCTTCAGACATATCTTTAAATACATCTAAATCTAATATATTAGAATTTTGTTCACCTAATTTAAGCTCTCCTGTAAACTGTTTATTTACTTTACCTTCTATACCATTAAAGTCACCTTTATTTTCAATTAAAGCACTTACAATAGCTTTACGAAGAGGTAATGTTTCAACTTCAACAATTTTATTTGATTTAGATGTCATTGAATCTATAAAAGATGATGCTGATTTAGTACCATTAGATAAAGTAACTTTAATAGGTAAATAATCTTCTAAATATTTAATTTCATCTTTAGTTAAATTTTCATTTTTTTTAAGTCTTTCAAAAATAGCATTCGCAGTAAATGACAAATCTTTTGAATTTACATCACCTAAACTAAAAGTAACTTTATCATTAGTTTTATTTCTAGATTCTTTTTCATATTTAACAAATTCTTTTAATTTATCAAATAATGGTTCACCAGTTTCTTGATTTGTACTAATAATTCTAGAAGCTCCTTGATTTTTAGAAACATTTAAAGGATTAGTTCTTTCATCTAATTCTATAACTTTATTTGGATTTTCATCAAAAATATTATCATCACTATTAACTTCAGCAATATCAGATGTTTGTAATGTTTTTAATCCATTTTTTAAAATTTGATCACCAATTGATTCTTTTGTTTCAGGTTTTGTTTCAGTTCCAATAAATGAATCATTTTCAAATTTTTGTTTATCTTTTTCAAAATTTTCAACACGTTTAATTTCTTCTTGAATTCTTTTTTGTTCATTTAATAGTTTTAAATGATCATCTAATACTTCTTGAATATGGATATTTTCTTTAAATTCTTGAGGTAATTTTTTAACATATTTTAAAAGATCTTCTTTACTTTTAATAGATTTAATTTGACTTACAACATCTTCATGTTTTTGAACATTTTCTTCAGAAGTTAATTCTTCTAACTTAATATCTTCTTCAACATATTCATTAAAATATTCATCAATTAATTTACTTTGCCAAATATCAGAAATATCTTTTTTAGCTTTTTCAATTGAAGATGTTTTTTCATTTATATCCTCTAATGTTTTAACTAATAATGGACTTTTGTTTTTATAATCTTGTAATAATCTACCATTATCTAATATATTATCACTATTTAAATTAGGATTTATATTTAGTTCTTCTAAAAGTTTAGTTTTTTTATCTTCTAATTCTTTTAAAGATTTTTCATTTTGTCTTAATTCATGTTTAACATTTAAATAAGAAGCGTTTAATTTATTTAAAAATTCTTGTTTTTGTTCAGGTGTAGCTTTATTGCTTTTTAATTCGATTATATCTTTACTAAAATCTTGAAATTTTTGATTTTCTTTTTGAAGATATTTTGCAGTTTCTAAAGTTTCTTTTATAAATGTTTTAGATTTATCTTTTTCATCTGCAGTTTTATCTTTTTCAACAATTTCATTAAATTTAGAATCTTCATTTAATTTTTGTTCTAAAGCTTGAATACCCATTTCACCATTATGAATAGATGGTAAAATCATATTGAATATAGCTTGTTGTTTTAATTGTTCTACTACTTGAGTATTTCCAGTTTGAACAGCTAAATCAAATAAATTAGATTGTTGTTCTGTAAAATTTAAAGCTCTTGCAACTTCTACTACTTTTTTATTATCTAATATTCTTTCAGTAGAATTTTCTTTAAATAAAAAATTACCATTACCATCTTTTTTATATATTTCAGTATCAAAAGTATCGTTGAAATGAGTTATTTGACTTTGAATACCATCTAAAACAGTATTAGCTTGTTTTCTATTTTCAACATCACTTTTTCTACCTTGATATGACATCATTGGTCCACCTAAAACACCTCCTAAAAATATAGCTTTCTGACCATCTGTTGTAGATAATGTATTAACATATTCTTTTGTAAATTCACCAATACTAAAATCATTATTTTTACCAAGTTCTTTATTTAAAGCTTTATCTACAAACATTTTTTCAATGGTAGTTTGAGAACCTTCTTCAAAAAATCCTTCTGAGGCAAAAGCTTTACCTACTCTATTTAAAGAATTACCTGTTCTTTTTAATAAACTTTCTTCAGTTTCTTTAACAAATGTTTTACCTGCTTTACCCCAAATAGCTTTATGCATTATTGCGTTTGGTCCTAAAAGAACACCAACATTACTTACAAATGTATCACGCATTGCTAAAGCTCGTTGCTCTTTAAATATTTCTTCAGCTTTTAATGATGCATTTTTAGATAATTCATTATATTGTTCAATAGTTATTTGACCATTTCTTCTTTGATTATCTAAATCTGCTAATATTTTTAAAGATTCTTTTTGTATAAACTCATCTTTTTTTCCATCTAAACTATCACCAACACCTTTAGCTTCTGCTCCTGCTTCAAATATTGTATTACCCATAACAGCTAAACCACTATCAATATTTTTACCAGTAATACCCATATATTTTAAAGCAGATACTCCAGCTTCAGTTTTTTCAACCATTCCTGCATATTTTGCAGATTTTGATAAACCATTAATTAATTTACCACCAAGTCCAGCATATTCAAAAATAGCTCCAGGTACAAACATTGCAGCAATGAATCCAACACCATCAGCACCGTCTGTAGCCCAAAATGAAGTAGAAGATATGTTATCCCATAAATTACCTTCTTTTACAGCTTTAGCGGTATAAACAGGAAGTAATTCTGTATTAATATCTTTATTTAAATTATCAAAAGTTCTTATCCACGCATTGTTAAATGCCATATCCATACCTTCACCATCTTCAACAAATGGCGATGCTAATATACCACCAATAACTCCAGGAAGTTTAGCAACTTCAGTTAATGCTTTTGAAGTTGCTCTAACAGCTCCTAAGCCTAATTGTGCTATTCCAGATTGTTCATTTGCACGATGTTCATTAATAGAACCTAAAGGATCGTTTTCATCAAAACTAGCATCAAAATTAAACCCTTTATCATATTTAGATTTTCCATATCCAGTATTATAAAAACTTCTATTATTAGAGGCTTGAGTATATTCTCTAAAAGGTCTTTGTTTTGGTTGTGATGTTATACTTCTAAATGTCTTTTTTTGTACTGGTCCAGGCGATGAATTTGAATTTATATCTTCTTCTTCCATTAGTGTAATTGTGTATTTAAAATATATTCTTGAAATTGTGCATCTGTCATTGGATTTTCATCAACAGGTGTTCCATCATTATCGGTGTAAGATACATTATATGTGTCTGAACCTTTATTATATTTAACTTCAAAATTAGAAACTCCAAATTTTTCTAAAGCAGGAACTTTTAATTTGTGATATAAACCTGGCTTAGTATCTGTGATTTTAGTAATATTGTTTATTAAATTCATACCTTTCCATTGTGGTGTATCAAAATCATCCGCACCTCTACTCACATAAACCTGTATTGATTTTTTAGAATCTGGATCATATAACAAACCTCTACGTGCACCAACATTTTGCTTTGGATTTGTAAAAATATTTCCAATTTGAGATTTACTTGTCATATCTCCACTATAATTAAAAGTATATTTACCTAATTCATCTGCGGGTATTAAATTACCTTTAGTATCTCTAACTTCATAAGCTCCTTGTTGAGCTCTTTCCATTATTAATTCACTACTAGCTTTTTTATCTTTACTAATTTCTTTACTAGCAAATAATTTACCAACTTTAGATGAATTGGGATCTATGTATTTATTTTGTATAGTTACATCTTTATTTTCAGTTAAGTATTTTTTAACCGCATCTTGAATTTTTTGATCTTTTAATGATTTAGCATTAATTTTTTGAGTACGTTGAATACTTTTAGCTAATGTTAAATATTGTGAAGAATTTAAATATTCATTAAATACTTTTTCAGGATTTTGATTTTTTACTTTATCGTAGTACTCTTGCTGTTGTTCTTTAGTCATATGACTAAGATTTCTTGGTGGTGTTATGATTTGTTTATAATTTTTATTATAATTAAATTTAGATAAGTCATCATTATTAGTATTAACATTAACTCCTTCAACATTAACTCCTTCATAATTAGGATCTTCTGGATTTTCACCATCACCAGAACCACTAGGAGGATTTAACATATCATATGTTGTTTTATAATCTTTATTTTGTTTAAAAACTTTAGCTCCTAATACTCTATTATTTATATAATCTAAATCTTCATTAGTAGTTCTTCCTTCAAAATCTCTACTAATTCTACCTTCTCCTGTCTTGTCTATAAATCTTGTTTTTAATGCTTTTAAAGCATTATTAAGTTGTTCATCATTAGTTTCTGTAACAATACTTCCTTGAGCGTTTGTCATTACTACACCATGGTCTGTATTTTTAAATTGTAATCCTGAATTTAAAAGTTTTTCAGTAGTAGTAGAACCTAATGTACTCAATACATCTCTTATTCCTGTATCTAAATCAACATATTTAGGAGAACCTAAATTACCAATATTTACGATATTACCATCTTTATCTCGACCTTTCATGTCTGCATATTTTTGTCGATGTTCCAACCATTTTTGTTCTAAAACATTTTGACCAAACGATTTATCTGCATTTTTCATAAAATCTTCTTTTGCTTTAGCTTCAGCAACTTTAGCAGCATTTATTTGACCAATTCTACCTGTAGGTGCAATTAAATCATTTCTTTCTTTTTGTAATTTATAAAAAGCTTCTTTACCAATTGAATCAATACCTCTTGAAGCTAAATCTCCTGATAAATTACCTAATTTACCTTCTAAATCTTGTTTTAACCTTAAAGCTTCATCATGATGTTCATTTAAAGGATCTGTAGCAATAGCACTTAACTCTGCTAAATTCTTTGACATTTCATTATGTTTTTGCCTTTTCATAAGTGGAACGAAGGCTAATTCTTGAAAACTCTGTGGTGTATATGCTGAAATCGAACCGTTGTCAAACCTATTCATTATATTTTTCCTATTTTAAAATTAGTATTAGGTGTATAATTAATTGAAGAATTAGTAAATTTATCAGCATTTCCAAAATTATATTTTTTATTTAAAGTTCCGTTTTTAACTTTTTCTTCAAAATCTTTAGTTAACATTTTTTCACCAGTTTTTTTATTTATGACATAATCACCATTAACATCATATCCTAATGCTTCAGCAATTTGATTTTTATTAACTTCTTCTTTACCAATAGAACCTAAATCTGTTCCAATAGAAGCTAAATATTTAGATTTTTCATTTCTATAAGCTGCTGCATTTTTTTCCCAATTTTCAGATTCTTGATGTTGAGTTTGAGTATTAAATTGATTAACACCTAAATTAAATGTTTGTGCTTTATCATCAGTAGCTCTATTTTCAGCATTAGCTTTCATATAAGCATCAGATAAAGCTTTTGTTTTATTTAATCCCGCTCCTAATATTGCATTTCTAATAGCTCCTTGAGATGCTCCAGATTGTGATAAACTATTTATTGTGTTTGTTAATTCTTGATTAGCTATATTTTGTAATTGCACTTCATCAACATATTGAGGTTTATATTTATCATCAAGTCTTTGAAGTCTTTGATTAACTGGTTTTTTTAATTTAGATAATTGATAAGCATTCATAGCTACTGGAGCATATTTTAATATCTTACCACCATTTTTATCTAAATAATCACCAACTTTATTTGTAGTCTTATTAAATATAGAACCTTCTTTATTTTCTGAAATTTGTATAGTTTTACCTAAATCACCATATGTTTTATAAGAATTCCAACCTGAAGAATCTGGTACATTCATTTTAGATATTAATGGAATATTTTTATCATTATATTGTTGATTAATTGGACTTTGATACGCTTGATAACCTACTTGAGGTATTGTATTAGTTGGTTTAAATATCGATTCAAAAGGGTACCTTTGATTAATATCAGACATACCTTCATTTGGTATAATTAGTGGATCTACAGTTGTAGTATATCCCCCTCCTGCGTATTGTGTAGGTTTATTAGTTATATAACCACCTTTAGCAAAATTATTATCTTGAAATTGTTTATTATAAGATAAAGCTGCAGAATTCATAGCTTTAGCTCTATTAATATCATTATGTTTATGTGTAATATATCCTGAAACAATAGGATCCATAACCGACAATAATTTTTCTCCAAAATTAGTATCTTTACGCATTACTGTTTGTGCAGGATCTAAAAATCCATTAGTATAATCTCCACCTGTATTACCTCCTATTGATTGACCTAATGACTTACCTGCTTTTTCTACACCTCTAAATAATCCTGCTACAGGAATAGCTTTACCAATAGTATCTTTAATTCCTTCAGTAGATTGCTTTAACTGAGGATTAATTGTATCAACACTTTGATCAACAATTGGTGACTGAAATGAATTACCAAGAGCTGAAGCACCTTGTAAATAAGGTGACATTTTACCAGATAATCCTGACATACCACCTGTTTGATTACCTACTTCAGATTGGGTAATATCTCCACCTGCAAAAAATTGTTTTTGTTCAGGTTCTTCAGTATATTCTTCCATTCCTTGTGGTATTTCACCATTCATCATATCAGGAACTTGTTGTTGATTAGATTGCATTGATTGAGCAATTTGTTCAGCACGTTGTTGTTCTTGTTGTTTAAGTGTTTCTTGAGCTTCTTTAAGACGATCTAATAGAGTATTTTTAGTTTCACTACTATATTTATCATATCGGTCTTTAAATTTATTATCTATTGCTTTAGATGCTAAAGCAAATGTTTTACCTTTAATATAAGAAGGTAAATTCATTTCTTTAGTCATGTTTTCATCAATAGATAATCTATCAGAATAAATATAGTTTTTCTTTTTGGTTTCCCCTTCTTCAACTGTATTCATTTGACCATTTTGTGATTGACCCATAGGTACACCACCTAATGGATTTTGAGAATGTGAACCACCTTCATCAAATCTAGTAAGATTATTGTTTTGCATTTATAATTTATTTTAATGTTATAAAAAAAGGAGAAGAAAATTAATCCTTCTCCTTAAAGTTTATTGTAATATAAGTTTAGATATGTAAATATACAAAATATTTTATTATTATCAAAACTTTTTATTAATTATTTTATTTAAATATTTTTAAGATGTAGTATAAAATACTGACACATCATGTAAAATCATCTTATAATTAGACTGATTATCAAATTGTAATTTTAATTTAATATAAGGTGCACGTATTCTATTTCTATTTTCCCGAGGTATCAACGCATTCCAATCACGGAATTTTCTACGTAAATTATTATTTCTACCAACTACAAGTGGTACTAAATTACTATTTTGATAATCATTATATGCTTGAATATGGGTTATAGTTTTATCAACTTGATCGACATTATTCAAAGTAATATCAGATTTAAAGTTAATATTGTCAAATACACAATCTTTATCTGATTCAGGATTAACATTTAATATAACATATGACGGATATTTAATATCATAAAATTCATTATAATTACCTGAGTATTGTTTATATAATTTATTTATATCAGGATGTGTTGTAATAAAATGTTCACCTTTACTAATATATATACTTGGTATATAATCATAAAAAGATATAAAATTTTGTTTCATTTCATTGTATGAAATAGTAAAAGATTTATTTTCTTGATGAAAACTCATAAATACTTCATTATTAATATAATCATACCCAGAAGATATACCTTGTTTAATTAAAGGATTGTCTATTTTAAGTTGATTTAAGACACTATTATTTAAAAAATGTGTATGTAATCCTTTTGCATCAGAAACTCCTTTAATGTTACCTTGAAATGTGTTAAATGATCTATTTAAACAATCATAATAATATATACCTCGTGGAGAAGTTACTATAGACCATTTATTAATAGTACCGCTATCTGTAGAAATATATTTATAATCTTGAAGAACATTACCTGTACCTAATTCAATTGCCAAACCATCTCCACCTTGTATTTGAACTCTAGGATTTATCGATATAAATGAAAAGGCTTTATCTTGTAAACTATATATTTCATCATTAAACGACACTATGTTATTAATGGGTCCAAATTTACCATCTAACGTAATAATATCATTTTGTAAAATATCTGTCCAACTATCTAGTAATTCCCCTGCTAATTTAAGTTTTGTAGAAATTATATTTGTATCAAATTTATTTCTTTTTTTAATATTATAATTTATGTTACGTCGATTAATTAAATTTGGTAATTGAGAATAAACTTTATTATATTTATGATAATCATCATTTCTATACATAAATTTATCATCCCATGCATTTAAACTTAAATCATTTCTATTTTTTAAATCAACAGTTGTTTCAGTATAATATTCTACAATTTCTTCATATTCTTTTGTACATTGATCATTAGTTTCACCATTTTTACGATTGATTCTTAAAAATTTAAAAAAGTTTACAAAAGTATCTCCTGGAGATTCTATATAATTTACACTTTCTAAAATATGTTTATAATTACCAATTTCTAAATAATTAGTTCTAAGTTTATCTTCCCAAGAATTACCACCGTAAATACCACCTAAATATATTTCATAATCATTTTTAATTATTTCACCAATAATTCCTAAATTATCTTCGAGAATATTAAATTGATTAAATATAGATTCTAAAGTTGGTCTATTCCAGTTTTCAATAGTTGAATCGTTAGTACCATCATCAGTAACTAATGTTATACATCGTTGACCTTCATCATTTACAGAAACTATTTTTCTATTACAATTACCATCATCTTTCCAAGAACTATCACCATCTGTAATAATACTTTCTAAAGAATTTGTATATCTGTAATTAGCATCATTATTATAAGTTGTATAACTTTGACCTTTTTCTGTTAATTCTGGTTTACCATATATGTTAATAATATTATTAATATTTATAGGAATATAATAATTAGTATTTGAAATAGTATTTAAAAATATTTCAAAATCTTGAAGTAGTATGTTTTTTGATAAAAAAACAGTACCATCATTAACATCAATATTAATATTAATTTGACCTTTAAAATCAACATTTGAATTAATTATTAAATAATAATTAAATAATTCTGATTCTATATCAGGAGTATATATAAAAGATTTTGTGTCTGTAATTATATTAGTTCCAATTACATTAGTTAAACTATTAACAATATTATTACCAGATGGATCTGAAGCTATAAACACATCATAATTATCAGTATTATTTAATATATCGGGTATTATTTCATAAGAAATATTTAAATTATTATAAATATTATCTAATATAATACTAATTGTTTTTAATGAGGGTTTTGTTATATTATTATTAATATCTATACCTAACACTGGGTTTAAAGAATTTGTTATTGAAATTATATTATTGTTATATAATACATTATTTTCTAAAACATTCCCATAACCTCTATAATATAGATTTTTTTCAACAGAATTAGGTTCTTTTCCTCCGGGATGAGCTATTATACCGGTATCTGTTGCAGCATAAGCTAAACCTCTAATCCAATCAAAAGGACCGTATTGATTAGATAAACAATTTAATGTTTTAATTTCACCTTCTATATTTGAATCATCGGAAAGATTAATTTCTTTAGCCCAGTTTGAATTATATTTATTTTTAAGTAAACCTTTTATTTTTAATTTTAAACCATTTGACATTGACTGATTAAAATAAAATAATGTTTCTGGAGAATACATTTGTAACATTGAATTAAATTGATACGATCTTCCAGTTGTATCTTTAACATAATGAGCTCTCCAACATTCTGTATTTGGACCATCATCTCTACTCATTTCTGCTAAATGTTCACATTTATATAAAGGTTGGGTAGATCCAAAATCAGTTAAAGCATTACAATTTCTTAATAAAATATTAGGTAATTTTGGTTTAGCTTTTGAATTATCTTTAATAAAATTAATATCTTGATTATCTAAAGTACTATTAATATTAAACATCATTGTACCTAATAAACCATTTGATATAATAGTTCTATCTTTTAAAGTTCTTTCAGCAATTAGTATTTTATAACCTATTGGTTTCTCATAATCATTTTTAAAATTAGAAGACGTATTTAACCATACATAAAAATCAGATTTTAATGTAACTTTAAAAGTATTATAATTACCTTCTAAATTCCCACTTAATGATTTAAAATCAGCTATCCATAATGGTAATGAAACTTGACCATAACTATTATAAAACTGAATTCCAGATCTATATAATTCTTCATCTTTAAAATACATTGATTCATCATTAAAAGTTAATGATTGAGTAAGTTCATATTTTAAATATTTACCTTCACCACCAAATGTGATTCCATCATATTGATATTTATAACTATTATAATTTAAATTAATGGAATCAAATTTATCATTAGGTATGTTTGTAAAAGAATTTGTAATTACTCTTCTATCTACTAAATTACTTGTAACAATATTGTTGTTTGTATCATAATAAATATTATGATGTACTATACAATTTTGTAAATTATTAAAACTATATGCCCTAACATCTAAATTAACTTCAAAATTTTTTTCTTCATAATTTGCTAAAAATAATCTATTATCTTTAGATGCAATATGTTTTGGAATAATAATATCAGAACCTAAAAAAACAAATTCTTCTAAAGATAAATGTTGTATAATTGTATTATCATCAAAAATTTCAATTTTACGATTAGTAGGTATTTCTCTATCTTCAATTAATGATATAATAGGTATTTCATTATATGAATTATATTTAATAGAATATACTTTAATATTTGTATAATTTATATCTATTTCATTTATTTCAACTAATGGAACAACACCTACTAATTCGTTTATTTCACCTCCACCTAATATTCCTTTATCTAAAGTTATTAACTTACTAAATGGACTAATTTTTGTTTGTGAAGAATTTAATTTATATAAATTATATGCATATTGTATTTTACCTGATGTGTGATTACCTCCTGATAATTTTCTAGTAATTAAAGGTTCGGATAAAGTATATCTACCTGACATATTAATTACATTTTCAGAAATATCTATTAATTCTTCTAAATCACCATTTAAAACACTATGTTTAATATTTATGACTCTAAGTTGTGAATTACCGTCAACCCAATAAACTTTATCTAATAATTCATTTTCAAAATTATTTATAACTTGTATTGGTTTTTCAATAGAAAAATTTAAATTTCTTAAATATAATAATGTAATATCATAATTATCATATGAAACTTTCCATATACAATCAAAACCGTTATTGTCTGTTGTAAATAATATGATATATTCTCTACTATTAGAATGACCTATAATTTTTTGTTCTAAACTTTGAGTATTATAATTTATTTCAGATGTTGTATAATTTAAAATTTTATTATTATAATTAATTATTTTATTATTATAATCGATTATAGGTGTTGGAATTGTTAATATTAAACTATTACCTTTTTCATTAGTTACAGAACCTGTACTTTGTGTATCTGTTGCTATTATTCTTATATTTCTACCTTCAAAATAAAATTTATTTGAAAATTTTGATTGTGAAATATCTTGTATCATACCATCGTATGAATGTGTTATTGCTTTATTAGCCATTTCTTCAAAAAATGAAATTATATGTATTGTTATACATAGATTAAACTTGTTTTATTTTTTCTATTTCTTTTTACATTTAATGCATCTATTAAATAATAATAACTTACATTTTTTGCAAAAGAGGCTTCTTTTATTCCACTATAAAAAATACCAGTTTGAATATCTAAAATTATTTTTTTATTAAATTCAACTCTATTTTTAATTTGTTCTTCAGATTGTTTTACACCTTTTTTAGATTCAGCCATTTTTAATTTTGTTTCATCTGAAACTTTTGGTTTCTTTTTAGCAGAATTACTCATTTTTAATCTAGTATAATCACTAATTTTCCCTGACTGATTTGTAGTATTAGTTAATAAACAATTTAAACCTCCATTTAAAACATTATAAAAATCTTGCCAATATCGTTCTCTTATGTTTAATTGATTAATTTCACATTCTTCAATAATTTCAAAGTTATGATTATTTACATTATGTTTTAAAAAAGATCTGTAAAGTTTTGATTGATATTTACAATTTGATAATTGTAAATATTGTTTAAATCTTTTTTCAATATTTTTACTTTGTCCTATATAAACTCTATTAGTTGGACTTGTTATTTTATATATTCCTATCATATCATCTAAAAACTCTACGACGTTCTTTTTCACCCATCTTTTTAAATTTATTTTGATGTGCTGTAGTATTTATAATTAATCTATTTAAAGAATTCATCATAGATTCCATTTTATCTAATCCAGGCATTGTTAGTCCTGTTTGAGCAGATGCTACATAAAAATATCTTTTTTGTTGTATATATTCAAAAGCTTTATCTGTAATTTTACCCATTAACCATAACGGTTCTAAATATCTACTTAAAATATAATATTCTAAAGCTAATTGAACTTTTTGATTGTCTGGTATTAAAGGATAACCTTCTTCATCTGTAGCAATTGCTTTATAAGATATTTCAATACATCCATCACTCATAGAAGTAAATATAATACCATTTTGAATTTTATATGTAAATTCATTTCTACGATGATTACCTCTTAAATCAAAGTCAGTATTTTGTTCATTTGTAAATTCTTCAGGATCTAAGTGATATACATTAGTAGCTTCTCTCATAGCTATTGGTTCACTTGTATTACCATCAAAGTATTCAACACCTTCTATATATAATAAATCACAAGGTAATTCAGCTTTATATGAAGTTAAATTAAGACGTTCTAATTTGTTAAGATACATGACAGGTGCACCAAGTAACTTAATTATTTCTAAAGCATATTCTGCAGCTTCTTCGTATGTAAGTTCTTGTGCTAAAGGATTTTTCATAATCGACCATATAATCGATCCTAAAGATTTAAAGTTACTATTTGTCATATTTGATATAATAAAAATGCGTCATATTTATCTTTGTTTTCATCTTTTATTCTTTTACCTAATAATCTAGCAAAAGATCTAGTTGTTTTAAATCTATAATATTTTTTATTTTTAAAAGAATATATATATTTTTTAAGATATATTCCAAAAACATATTTAGATGTATGATAATTAGAAAATCTAACTAAAAGCTTTTTTTCTTTAGCTTCTTCATCTTCATTCCATAAATTATTTGTTGTAACCCAATCTACAGGCGCAGTATTAACTAATTTACCATCAACTATTTTAGGTATTTGTTTTGTTTTTTTAACAGTAATAGAAGCCCCTAAATAAGGTAATTGATAATCTAAGTTATCTTCTATTATATATTCTGTTATTTTTTTATTAAAATCCGCTATAATATTATAAAACTTTTTATTTGTAATATCTAATTCAGGATATTCTTTTTTAAAGTATTTATAATAATCAGCCATTCCATAATCTCGTTTTATTTTACCATTCGTCCTTTTATTCTTTATTATCATCACTATTATTTTGATTATCTTCTTGTATATTTAATCGTTTAAGTTTTTCGTTTACTATTTCATTTTTAATTAAATCTATATAATGAGGTTGTAATGGATAATTAGATGTCATTTCATCAAAACAAGGTAATGATGTTGATGTACAACTACAACAATTTGTATAATTAGATAATTCTAAAGGATCTTCAAATACACCTGTAATTGTAATACATTCTAATAAATTTAAAACATCATCTTCACTTATTAAATATATATATTTATCATTATCTAAAAATGCAAACACTGCTCTATTAAAAGGTGAATATTGTGAATAGATAGCTTTTTGTTTAGTTACAAAATTAAATGGTACTGATATACGTTCTGTAGGTTTAACAGATGTTATTGCAGATTTAATATGTAATTCTAATGGTTGAGGAATAGGTCTTTTAGTTCTAAGTATAGTTTCACAACTTAAATCTAAACCACATTCATTTACAGATACTCTTTCTAAACCTAAACATAAAGTTTGTGTTACAGAAACATCTGTAGTTCGTTGATAATTATTCAGTTCTTGTCTTAAATACTTAGCTCTTTTAATACCATATAAATATATAATATATTCATTTGATAATTCTGAGTCATCAGTATAATCTTTTAATTCTTCACGAACATCATAAATAATATTTTCTAAAATCATTTTTTTTGTATAAAAAAAAGGTACTCAACTTTATGAGTTAAGTACCTTCGTTATGTTTATTTTTATAAATTCATCATTATATTTATTGGAACTTCTCCTTGAAGAACCACACCACATGCTATTGCAGGTTTTGGACCTTCTTTACCATATGCCATTGCGTAAGAATGATGATCAACTCCACATCCCGTTTGCATTCCAAATATTTTAAATTTAGCACCTACACACCAATCAATATATGCTTGACTATGTAAATGACCTTGTACTACAGATTGTAAATCTCTTCTAATTCTAGCTCTTGCAGTACCACCTTCACCATGAATATATAAAACATCATCAATTTCAATTGAATCTGAAAATATCCATCCTGGTGTACCTAATACTTCAGCATAATCTTTAATCCACAATTTAGATAAACCACTTGAATAAGCTTTACGCATTATTAATCTATCATGATTACCTATAATAACAGTTGCTTTAGGAAAAGCACTATACCATTGTTTAATACGTTGTATAGCTAATTTAAGTTCTTGTCCTGCACTGTGACCATCAGGATCAGTTTCATGATACGAACTTGCATGATTGTCTATTATATCACCTATAAATACTACTTCATCGCATTTGTATTTATTATATGTTTCAATACAATGTTCTAAATAACCATCTAAACAAAACGGTTCATGTAAATCTCCAATAACTAATACATTTTTACCAGATTTAGATTTTTTAATATTTTCTTTAAAGGAATCAAACGGTAAGTAACCTGTAGTAAAAGCGTTTTTAAATACATCTTGTGATGTTTTAAAATCTTTATCTAATGTGATTTTAAATCTTTTACTATCTTTTCCAGGTCTATTTTTAAATTCTCTACGAACTTCTTGTAAAGCTTGATAACATAAATCTTCATCACATTCTAAAATTGTTGATAATTTATAAGCTCCAAATTTAATATATCCAGGTTTTCTTTTTAAGAAATCTTTAATTTCTTCTAAAATCATATTTTAATTTTTTAAAATTATTGTACAAAGGTACAAAATATATTTGACATTTCCAAATAAAATAGCAATTATTTTTTAATTTATTTTAAATCCATGATGAACTACCATCAGTTATATATTCATTAGTTACTTCGTTAAAGAGATTTTTTTCTTTTGTTACATTTACAGAACCTATTAACTCTATACCATTAGTGTATTTATTTAAGAAATTACCACCTATCATGGCATCATCACAATTATTTAAGATTATTCCACTTGGTATTGAAATTATCGCATTTCCTTGTAATTGATTATCTTTGATTCTCACGAAAGGCATATTTTCAATATAAATAGCTGTTGAGTTAATAGCACTTCCATAAACAAGTATATCATTTCCAATAATTTTCATTGAATTTTGAGGAGCACTTGATACTCCTTTAACAATAATAGCTATTATTCCAGATGATGTGTGATTTATTTTGTTATAAATAATATCAAACTTACCATTATTTGTTCCTGAATTATCAACAAACACTAAAGCTCTATTATAAGATACATCAAATCCTTGTGATGTCATTGCTAAGATATTATTATTTTCAAATGAACCATTAGCACCATTAACAGCACGAACAGCACTTGGACAAGCTTTGAAATAATTATGGTGTATCATACAATATTCTCCATCTTCACCAAGTGTAATGCATGTTTGAAGATTATTAGTATAGTTAGAAGTTCCTAAAAATTCATTCGCAAATATATTGCAACCCTCAGAAGAAACACCTCCATTTAATGCACTTATTGAAATTGCGCTTCTTCGCCAATTTTTAAAAGTATTGTTGAAAATTTTAAATGAACCGCTACCAGTTAAAATATTTATAAAGTCATAATCGGCGTATGAACCATAAGTACCAATAAAATTAAAACCAGTTATAGAAACCCTATTACAATTTGTAAAAGTAAATAATGCGTTTGTTCCTGCTAAATTATTTTCTTTAATAACTGCTCCGTCACCAACAAAATAAAACTCATCTAAATTATCAATTGTAATACCATTAAACTTATACGTTCCGCTTGGAAAATACATCATTTTAACTCCATTTGCTTTGCAGTAAGCAATCGCATTAGTCAAATAAGTTGACATTGTAGCAGCTGTTTGCGTAGCATTATTAGCTAAAATTTTATCTTTATCTGCCTGTACAGTAACAAAAGATAAAAAATTCAATCTATTTGTTGTTATTGCTGTACTTGCAAAAACAATATCTGCCATTGAGGCAACACTATTACTTGCGCTTAATGTAGTATTGGCATTTAAAGCATCTAATTGATTCTGTGGTAGGGGTGTCGCTCCACCCTGATTAAAACCCCCAGTATTTTCAGTATAAAAATCTATAAAAGCTTGTTCATTTACAAAAGGAGTATTTGCTTCATCTATTAAATCTGAAAAAGAAATACCTTTTAAACCATTATAGGTTAATCCTTCAAAGTCATATACTGTTTCTAATGTTTTATCTTTGTATACAAAAACGTTTTTAGCTAAACCTTGATATTGTTTTCCAGCAATTGTATCTTCTATAATTATATAATTATTTTTTTTATATATTTTAAATGCCATTTTTTATTTTTTAATATTAATAAATCTTAAATCGTAATCTATAAATCCTGATTTTGTTAAAGGATCATATGAACCTGAAAATAAATCTCCTCTTTTATTTTGAAATCTTAAATTTAATTTATAACTAGGTTTTTCTAAATTATATAAATATAGTCCCCCGCCACTATATAAAGCAAATACTGTTTTCTTTTCAGGTAGTCTAGCTTTAACTGTTATTGTAGGAGCTATTTTAAAAAGCTCTCCTTTAGTTTCTGTAAAGATTGATACATCAGCTATACTATCATTAAAATCGTTCTTGTATTGTCTTATTTTAGTTGCATCAATAAACATTTCTGTTTTAATTGAATCTGTACTTTTTTCAAAAACTTTAACTTCAACTGTATCAATTTTTCCTTTTATAAAAATAGTATCACCTTTTATTGTTTTATATTTAGTTATAATTTTAGTTTTTATTTTAGAAGGTTTATAGATTGTATCAAATTGTTTAACTAATTTTGTTTTATAACTAATTTGAGTATCTTGCCTATTACAACTTCTTTGAAAATAAATAAATATTAAAGCTAAAAATAATAGCAAATAAGGTATTGTATTTTTATTTAAATATTTTATCATTTAGGTAATCTTTTAATTACTGATTGCATCACTGCTTTTAATTGTTTAGCATAATCAGGTGCAGTAGCATATCCTGCTTTTGCAATTTCTTCAAAGAATTTTTCAGGATTATTTTTAACTAGTAAAGCTTTTGAATATCTTGGATTTTTTAAAAAGAAATTTACATGATCTGTGAAAGCTAATTCTGCAGAAGGATATTTTCTAAAATAATCTTTTACAGTATATTTAAATTTATTTCCTGCTTTTACAATTTTTAATATAACAGGAAATTTAACTTTATCTGTAGATAAATATTCTGTAGTAGTAATTAGTTGTTCATTACCATTTACACCATCAGTATCTTTAATACCAAAAAAGTTATTTCCCACAACCTTTTGACCCCAACCACTCTCAAGTGCACCCTGAGTTAAAGGTATTAAATAATGAAATCCTGTTTTACTTTCTACTTTTTTAGCTTCAGATAAATATGTTTTTACAAATTGTTCTGGTGTCATTATTTATTATTTTTTTTATATAATTCAAATTCTCTTTTAAGTTTTTCATGATCTCTAGATAATTCATTATATTTATCTGTCAACTCTCTGTGTAGTTTTTCCCAATTTTGTGATTGTTCAACTTCTTTAGCATACGCTAATTGTATATCATTAAATTGACTTTGAATATTTCTATAATCAATTCTTAATTGCTTAATATCTTCTTTTAATCCTTCTCTGTCAGATTTTAATTCATCTACTAAACCACTATATATATTTTCAACTTTTGTTAAAAAGTCTGCTTTTGAATTTTTTTTGTTTGTAAAATATGTAATAATTGTAGTTAAGCTACCACCTCCTAATATACCTTGCCAATTTTCTATTATCCAATTCATTTATTTTTTAATATTTTTGATGTTTTTATTATACCTATTGAAATCATTATTATTCTAAATAACGTTTTAATCCAAGGTTGAACACCTAAATCATCTAATAATTGAGTAAATAAATCTGTTGTAGCATCTAATATACCTCCTATTAAATATATGAAAGGTATTCCGTATGTATAAAAATATTTTTTTAACATAATTAAAGTTTCATTATTCTTAAACGTACTACATATGGTTGCATATTATTATGTGCTTCACAAGAACCTTCTGTACCACCACTTAACCCACCTGTTAAACTTGTAAAATTATCCCATATGTCTGCACCACCAGGTGTTCCTCCACCTGTTGATCTTGAACCAAAAGAACTAATATCTTCTGTTTGAGAAATAACATGTTTGTGTTTTGGCATTTCACTTATTGAAAGTTGATGTTTTTCTTCACCACCTGTTGTTTCAGGATCATCATAATCTAATTGATTTCCATATCCAACAACTACTAAACCTGTATCGTCAGGTACAGTAATGGTTTGACCATTGTAAATATGTGTTGCACCATTCATTATAGCCCAACCTACTCTTTCATTTATACCTAAACCACTACCATCAAAATTACTACCTAAATATAATTTATCACATACAACTTCTTTTGTATCTCCTTTTAACCATCCAATATTTCCATTTGTATTATTTATAGATATTACATAAGGACTTAAAGAAGTTCCAGCTCCAGTTATTGTAATTCCTGTTCCAGACTGATATAATTTACCATCTATTTTATAAGGATCTAATGTTGTACCTGTGCCTGTTACAACAATTTGTAAACCGTTAATAATTTTTGTAGAAGAACCGTTTGCAATTGTTGGCTCAACAGCCAATTGTATTTGTGTATCAGTTTCTACTATATCTACAGTGCCGTCTAAACAAACTATTTCTTTAATATTATCCAATACTGCATATTCTAATTTAAAAAAATTATATGTTTTATTAGAATAATCGACATTAAAAATAGGAGGCATTGAAGGATATGTAAAATCTAAAGGTATTAAACCAGTATTTTCTTCACCTGTCTGAACTTCTCTCCATTCATAAATTGTTCTTTCTTCTTGACAAAATATTTTTATACCGTCAATATATGTAAAAGCTAAATTATTATCAATTCCTAAATATGCTAAAGTTGATTCATTTATACAATATTCTTTTACATTTAATGGTATTTGAGAAGGTATATTTAAACCACCTGTTATATTTTCGTAAGTTTGCATTATTTTATTATTTTTATTTTAATATCTCCGTGACTATAATTATTTTTAGATACAAATAAAGTTAAATTATGGCTATCAATATATGTTCTTGTAAATTGATCAGTTATATTATTATTTAAATTATCAAATATATTTAAATTAGAATTTAATGTATCAAATGCGGCAAATATTATTTTACCTATTTTAGAATAAGTTATTATTTTACCTAACGCAAAATTTTCATAAGAATCATATTCTTTATTATTAAAATAATCAGTAATTATAACTTCATCAACAATTGATTGAAAAATACTATTTAAACCATCATATTGCCAATAATATATTTTAGGAAAAGTATTAATTTGATTACAATCTTCTATTTCTGCTTGTGTAAACGTTTGTTTTACAGGCATTATATATTTTTGTATATTAGTAATTTTACAAATACTTTCAGAATTAAAATATATTTTTCTATATAAGTCTATTAATTCTCTTCGTTGTATTTGTGTTAATGTCATACAACAATTATCTAGTAATTTATAAATAATATTTAATATGTATAAATTTATAGAATTTAATTTACCATTTAATTTACCTTGATTATATATATTATCTAAAGAACTAATCAAAACTGAAGTATGATTTTGTTCGTTTATTTCTAACATTATGTTGCTTGGTTAAATTTACCACATGAATTACATTCAACTTGTTTACAAGTTTTACATTGTTTTAATTCACATAGTTTTTTTAATTTATTAATAGAAGCAATAGCTTGTAAATAAAAACCTAACTCTATTGACTTTTCGATAGAATCTATTAATAAATTTATTGTTACTACTAAATTTTTATTTGTTAAATTATTACATGTACTACAATCTGTTATTTCACTTTTAAGTAAATATTCTAACATACACGCGTAATATGGTAATAAATTATATGTAATACCTAATGCTGGTAATAAGCATGTAGGACATTCTTCAGTTGGAGCATCACTTTCTACTTCTATAAAATATATATCTTCAAATTTTAATATACCTAATTCTGTAGCTGATACAATAAATACTTCTTTATTATTTACATTTTCTACTTTATAATGTAAATTTGTGGATAATGAATAATCTTTAAAACTATTCATATCCCATAATAAAATAGATGTAATATTATATCCTAAATCTGTCTCAACATCAATGGCTAATTTACTACCATTATCTATAATTGAAAAATTGTTAATTGTTATTGCCATTTTTATATAAAAAAAGGAGTCAAGAGTTCAAAACTCTTGACTCCTTATAATTTAGGTTATTATTTATGATGTAGCTAAGTTAGCAGGAACATCAGCATTTGTAGATATAGCTGTTCTAATACTTGTTAAAATTGTATTAGTAGCTGCATTATTTGCTAAAGTATCTGTAACTTTATTTACTAAAACAGTAAGAACTTTATATTGTCTTTCTACTGAAGTTTCTTTACGTGGAGAATAATATTTAATTTGAATAGTATTATAAACTCCTGCAGGATCTGCATAATATGGTGTAGCAAAATCAGCTGGATAACCAGTTTGTCTGTACACTTCATATTTCATACCTTTAACAAACCATTCAAAATTAGCTGCAAATTTAGCAGTTCCTGAACCAGGATTAGCTGTAGTAACAACAGTAGCTGTTAATAAACCAATATTTTGTTGAGGTTGTGTTAAATCTTGAATATTTTGATAAGTTTTAGCAAGTACATCAAATTCAATTAATCTACCTTCAATTTTACCAGGAATAAATTTTTGAACTTTTCCTGTAATTGTAAATCCTAATGGTGAAGCATCTGTATTCGTTACAAATTCTGAATCACCCCTTTTAATAAGATTTTTTCTTAATGATGCTAAAACACCATCTCTAATAGTAGTAGCTGTAATTCCTGTAATATTAGCACCAGTCGTGTAATAGCCGGAAATAACAGCAAAGTTTTCAGGAGATAATGAACCACCATCATTATATAATCTAATTTCTACAACATATGTATGATTAGCAAGTACGTTTCCTGTAAACCCAGCAATAGAAACAGATTTTTGAGTTTCAGCTGTATATGCTTTTAACGTTACTTTTTCAACATATTTAGGATCAATAACATCTGAAAATTCATAGTTTAATCCTTTACCAGCATCACCTGCTGTTTTTTGAACTAATTTAAAAGGTTTATTAGCTGCCACAGCTAAGCCGTCTTCACTTAATACTTTAAGTGCTTTGTTAGCAGCAGTAGCTACAAACGTTTGAATAGTAGCTTCTGAAGCAGCAGTATTACCAATTATTAATTCACCAACTTGATTGGTTCCGTACATAATTTATATTATTTTTTAATTAATATTATATTCATTATAATAAATGAATGTTGTTTTATTTAGTTTTTGATTCTTTAACCATCTTAAAAAAGTTGTTTTAGGAATCGTTATTATTTTTAATAATTCACTTATTGTATTATAAATTTCTTTTGTTTCAGTATTTATAATTTTTTGTGATCTATAATGAATTTTATTTTTATATGGATTATTACCATACATTGGATTATTAATACCGTTTCTTTTACCTTTTAATGAATTTGATATTTTAGATTTTAATTCTTCAGATTTAACACATCCTACTGCACCATCACCACCGTCTGTTAAATTTACAAGTGTTCCAAGACCTAAGTCTTTTCTACCATAAAATTTAATTAGATATTTTTCAATTTCTTTTGCTTCATTATTTGTTAAATTATTAAAAAGAATTTCAATATTATAATCTGTTTTATTTATAATATTATTCCAATATTTACTTCTTCCAGTAATTTTTTTAGATCTTAATCCTGAAGCTTTTCTTTTATCTGAATCTAATTCAATACCAATGTAAAAAATATTATTAGTATCAAGTCTTCGATGTTGATAAACTATTGCCATATTTATTCATTTCTTTGATCTAATTGAATCTTAGATTCTAAATTAGAAGGTTTATAATCTCTCAATGCTAATTCTACAGCTCTATCTAATATTTCAGGATGTATTTCTTGATTAAGTTCACATTCTTGTATTGTAGATAAACCATTTATAGTTAAACCTTCACCTGGAAAACTAGTATTTAAATTTGAGATTATAATTGGTTTTGGATATTTAATATATCTAATTTTATATTCATTAATATCATATTTAGATATTAATTCTACAATTTTATCATTATTTATTTTAGATATATCTAATCTCCAAATTTTATTTTTATTAGGTCTTTTAAAAGGATTAGAATATTGAATATTAAATTCATCATGGGTTTTTGGAACAATATTAAATTGTTTTTCACCACAATTATTTAAGTTACATTTAGCAGATTCATATATAATTATAAAAACATCATCAGGTATTTTAAATACTTTTGAATCAGTTGTTAATTTTATATTTGTTGTAAGAACTGTATTTGTATTAAATTCTTTAACTAATTCTTTTAAATCAACTCTTCTTTTTTCAGAATTTTCAAAACCTTTTTCTTTTCTATTACTAGAAGAATCATAATAATCTTTTACTAATTCTAATTGAGCTTTAGTAAGATATACTGACAATTCATAATCGTCTATACTAGGAGCACTTTGAGTAGCAATTGAATTATAATGAATATTAAATTCGTTTCTAAATTCTAAATTAGTCATTTATTATTTTTTTAAAAGTTTAGCTTCTATCAAACCTCTAACATCTTGATGTTTTGGATTATCTAAATAAGCAACTGTATTTTCAAAAGTAGGAACTTGACTATTTTCACATAAATCTAAACCATCAATTGTAGAATATTTATTACCTGATTTTTTAATAATACCTTTTTCTTCAGCATTCTGAATTAATAGTTTTGTTTCAAATTTAGAATCTTTAATTAAATCAACAAAAGCTGTTGGTTTAGTATCAATAAATTCTTCAACTTTAGTTTGTAACCATTTAATAGTTGAATCTCCAGAAATAGGTTTATTAGTAAGTAATTTAAGTACACCTAATAATTTATCTTTATCATCTTCAATTTTACCATATAATTTAAATGCTTCTTTTTTAGAATCAAATTCAACTTTTTTCTCAGTCATTTCTTCATCACCTGAAACAATTACAAACTCATATGTTTGTTTTAAATTTCTATCTTTCCAATTTGGACAAATATCATTTTTATAAGATAGTAAAATTTTATATGAAATATAATCTAAAGGATTACTTAAATCTAATATATTATCGTCTTTAAATAGAGATACATAATGTTCTTTCCAAAAATCTTCGTATACAGATAATTTTAATCCTGTAACACTTTCTAAATATTCTTTTTCATCTTTTGTTAAAACATTAGCTAATGAACCGTTTCTCATAAGTGGTGTACAATATCTTTTTACAGATCCTGATAACATTCCACCTGATATAACATGGTCTTCACCAACATTAGATGCCATTCCTTTTTTTCTTTTAATATATTTTACAGTTACTTTTGTATCTGGTAATGTAAATTTCTCTAATACTTCTCCCATTGTATCTTCTTATTAATTATTTAAAAAAGGGATGATTTTGGGCTCATCCCTAAAAGCCTATTTATTAATCTAAAATTGCTGGTTTGAAAGTCATAGTTCTAGAAGGATCTTTAACCATCGCTCCTGTACCACACATTGCTGTCATAGTAGCACTATCTTCCATTAATTGCATTACTCCACCTCTACGTCCAGAGAAAGGATCTCTAATACCAGCCATATAACCACGTAGTTCATCATCACCACGTACTTTAATTTTTTGGATATTAGGCTCTTCCATTGAACCAATGTAAAGAATATCATAACGATATGATTCAGCAACACCTCCGTCTGGATGAAGAATTTTGTTACGAACTTTATCATCATACATTGGATCTACTTCCAACATAATTTTGATATTATTAGGAGCTAACCATTCTGTAAATTGGAAACCACCTTTAAATGCGTTTTCATTGAATTTAGAAGTTGTTTTGTTGATAGCATTTTGATTAGTGTTATCAAACATTGACTTCCAACCAGAAGCAGCTGCAGTTGCAGCTCTATTAAATTGAGCAGCCCCTCTTTCACCAGTACGTAACATAAATGTACGTTCGTCCCAATCTAATTTACCTTCTGATAATTCAGACAAAGCATCTTCTAATAAACGCATTGAGAAAATATTATAAGTAATAGTATTACTTACTTCCATTTGTTCTCTAATTCCAGAACCTGCTTTAATTTCAATATTAGCATTACCTTTATTCAAGAAACGTCCGTTTTCATCTCTGTTTGTTTTACCAAACATAATTGTACGTGATTTAATTCTTGAGAAAGCTTTTTCAAATTGCCAATAAACTTCCTGCATCCATGTTGCAGATTTATGAACTTTTCCAGTATTAGGATCTCTTGTTTCAATACCAGCAAAATAAACTGGTTCTATTTTACAATCAATCATTGCTCCAGAAACTTTATGTTCCATACGCAATGTAGAAACTGAGTTTCTCATTAAATAAGGTGAAGTAAATTGAATACCAGCACCTTGAATAGAAAGTTCATCTTCAGAGTAAGCACTTTCAATAGAGAATCTATTTCCAGCTACAAGTTCATCTCCAGGAATACCTGCTAATGATTCTTGACCACCCCAAACCTCACATTCATAAACGTAAAGACTTCCTTCTTCAAAAGGTTCATCTAAAATTCTAATTTGGTAAACGTCTGGTCTTGGACCTGCAATAACATGCATTTTAGTAAACCATTTTTCTCCAAATACTAATTGGAATTTTGTTCTAGCTACACCAACACCTACAGTATTAGTATCTACCACAGAACCTTGAAATCTTGCTTCTACAAGTGGAATATTTCTTTCATCACTTCCAACTACTTTCCATACGAAATCATCAGCTGTATTTAATACTTTTTCAGGGAACAAAGACAAAGTTGTATCTAAGTTTTTCATTCCTGAGTTTTGTAACAACACAGTTGTTAATGGAGAAACTAATTGTGGTTGACTTCCAAAAATAGCACCAATGTGATTTTTTAGGGTAAGCCCACTCCAAGCTTTTCCCTTTGTCATTCATTTATGTTCACATAGAATCGTTAATCCTATATCGGGAATTTACCCAGCTTAATATTACTATTAAGATCAGACTATATCATCATCCCAATAGGATGTTCTGCGCTTCCACTCACTTGAGTGTACTTCCTTACGGAATAGTCGTTGCACTTTTCTTATTAAATAAGACTTAGCTCAGGATTGTCCTTGTTAAACAATAGGATATTCCCTGAATTCACAGAATTTTCGATAGTAATTACTTACTAAAGTCGCCTTTGACAAAAACGAACTTACCTAAACTCATAAATTTTTATTATTATTTATTATTATTTATACTTGTTACATTTTATTTAAAACATTCAGTGTAACCCTTGAATATTATTTTTGGTATATATTTATTAACTTCTTTTAATAAATTATGTTCTAAATAAATAGCGTCATATTTATTTAATGTTAAAGTTTCTAATATTTCAACTTTATATGGTATTTTCCATATTCTTTTATTGATTGATTTTGATAATCCTATTTTATAAAAAATAGTACCATCTTCTTCAATCATTTTAAATTTATAAAAAATTAAAGATTCTTTTAACCATTCTTCTTTATATCTTTCAGCTAATGTTATATTATAACTACCTCTATTTATAGGTAATGGATTTAATAAGCGAAAAGCTTGTCTTTTTAATTTTTTCCTGATTGTTATTTTATCTTTATTTACTTTTTCATATTCTAAATTTTTTGTTATTATTTCTGTTTTATTTATTAAATAATATTCTTTTCTTTTTAATTTAATTTTATCAATATTGTTTTGTCGATAATTTTCATTTTTAATTAAAATTTCTTCTTTATTATTTAAATATTTTAAACGTTGTTTTTCTTTTAGAATTTCTTTATTTTTTAATCTATATTCTTTTTGATATAAAGATTTTTCTTCAGTTGTCATAATTTATTAAAGAACCAATTCACTACCAAATCCTGAACCTGAATAACTGTTAGGATCCGTTAGATAACCTGGTTGTCCGTTATCTTCAAACTTTACTTTACGTAAAGCTTTTTCTAAATTTTTTGTTGCAGACGAAGTTGCTGTTGTTTTTATTTTTGTTAAATCTGAAAAACCATTTGTTAGTTCATATAAGTAATACATTTTTGTATCAAACTCAATTGGGTTTTTAGATCTATCATTCATAAATTTGTTTTCTAATTCTCCAGTTGTTGGATTTTTAGCTACAACTTCAGTCATTGTTTTAAATACTTTATCACCAATTGCTTTAGTGTTAGGTATTCCTTTAATTACTTCTTTAGATTCAAATACAAATTGTTTAATTTGATTATTAATCTGCTCTTGTTCTTTCGCTTGATTAATTTTATCCTGTTCAACTCTTTGTAATTCTAAAGCAGCTTGTTTTGATTCAAATATTTTTAAACTTTCTTTAGATTCTAATGCGTCTTCTAAAAGCATATCTTCACCTAAATCAATTGTTTTACGTAACATTTTACGAGCTCTATCTTCCGATAAACCTTGATTAATATAATCTCTTAAAATTATATCTTTAGCTACTTCTAGATTTTCTTTTAAATAATCTTCATCAATAGCATCTAATTCAATCAATGCTTTTTTAGAAGTTGCAATTTTTTCTAAATCTAAATTTGAAATATAATCATTAACTTTTAAATTAGCTTGATTTTCAATTTCAACTTTTAAAGCATTTGTAAAATCATCTACTGTTTTAATTTCTTTAGAAGACTCTAGTGAAGGTAATAAACCTTGTTCAAAAAGAACATCTGAGATAGAAGAATATAAGTTGGGAGAAGAATCATCATCTGAATCATCACCTTCACTACCATCGTCTTCATCACTATCTACGTCCTCTGAGCCTTCACCCTCGATAGTTTTAATATCATTATTTGTATCTACATCTTCTGTATCTACATCATCATTATCATTCTCGTCAGTATTAATAAACTGACTATCAAAATTTAGTTCCTGACCGTTACTAAAAATTGACATTAAATCTTCATCTTCCATAATTTTTCTCCCGTTATTTATAAAGTTTACAAAGATAAACTATTTGTGAGCTTATTCCAAATAAATATAGTAAAATATTACATTTTTAATAAGCTCCTAATAGCTATTTCATACTTTTCTTTTTAATTCTATTTATACTTTGATCTACTTTTTTAGCTTCCATAGTATCTTTATGTTTATCCATATCTTGTTTTAATGCTAACATTTTTTCATAATGAGAGTTTTTAACTTTCTCTTTATCTAAATTTAACTTTTCTACATCTAATGGATTAACTACACCATCATCTTCAACAACTTCGTCAGGTTGCATACTTAGTTTAAGCTGTTCAATATAAATTTTAGTATCAGAATCTTTATCAACTTTATACTGTTCTAATTCTAATTTTCTATTTTCTAATTCAGCAGCTTGTTGCATCGCAGCTTGATTATCTTTAGATTGTTGTTGAGATGCTTCAGAGTTTCTTTGATGTACGGCTTCCTCTGCTTCTTCAAGTCTTCTTCTCATATCAGATAATGAAGGACTAAAATATATATCCATAATCGTAGACATTGTTCCTCCATTTTGTAAAAAGGCTTGAGCATTTTGTTTAATCATTGATTCTAATTCTTGAGTTTTAGAACTTGATGTTAATACTAAACCATAATCATTTTCACAAAATTCATCTGAATCTAAATTTAATACTTGAATAGATTGGTCATCTAATATATATTGTACTTTTTTATTATTACCTTTTAAAGCAACTTTAGCTGTTTCTAAAAAACATTCTAATGCTCTAATTTTAAATTGTTCATGTAACATAAACCAATATTCAGTAATATGACTAGATTGATTAACAGAACGTTCTACACCACCAACAGTTTCTCTATTTGAGATTTGACCTTGACGTTGAGCAGATACTCCTGCAATTTCACCCATTTCCATTTTGATAAACTCAAGTAATTGAATATGTTGTTGTATGTACGAACCTGTTTCCATGTCCATTACACGACCACCTTGTGTATTCATACTACCTGCAAGTTTACCTGTAGAAGCTCCTTGTTGACCTTCTTTAAACGAATCTATTACTGCAATTTTATTTACTACAGCAAAATGCATCCATTTTTCAATTTCCCAGTTTTCAGGAACTTTAGCAATATCCAATTCAAATATTTTACCATAATTTGTAGATATAGCTTTATTAAGTCTATCCCAAATTACATCATACATATATTGATAGTTTTTACATCTATCAACTAATGACACTGCTTTAGATTGATTTGTATTATATATTTGACCAATAATACCAGGACTACATATAGATGGATTACTTATTTTATTATATTGAACTTTTCGTGGTTTAACATTAAGATAAATATCTTTACCTATTTTAACTCCTTCCCACCATTCATTAACCCATAATGAAACAACTTCTTCACCTAAATCTTTATTTGGAATATATTCTTCAGATGCAATTTTATATTGCTCTTCACCATATTCATCATAAAATTTAACACGTTTAACTTCTTTTAATGATTTCCAAAATACTTTTAATACACGTATATTACCTGTATCATCTGTATAATTAGAACCAAAGAAATGACCATTAAGTTCTGCTAAATTAAATATAGTATCATACATTCCTTCAACTCCAGTATTCAAAGCATCACGTAAAAGAACGTGATTGTTTTGATCATCTGAATATGAACCTTTAGAAGAGGTTTGAGTATATTCCATTATATAATCTATATCTTCAGGTTTTAATTCATCATGATATACATCTATAATAGTATGTGGACTCCAATGATCTTGTATAATAATAATAGAAGAATCTTCTATTCTATCTGAATTACCACTTCTTACACTATGTACTTTAAGTGGATTTAATTTTTTAAGTACAGGTTCATCATGAATTATATCACATTGAACAATTTCTTCTGCAAATATTAAAGCTTCTTTAAAACAATCATTAAAAATCCTATCAAATCTTTGTTCTTGACTATAATGTTTAAGAATTTGATTAGCCATTCTTTCACGAATATCTTGCCAACTATATTTCATATGTTTAGCAAGTTCATCCATTTTAACTTTTAATTCATCTTCTTCATAATTAGCTTGTAAAAATTCAGTAAGTTTTTGTTGAAGAAAAGCTTTTTTATCTTCTTCTTTTTTACTAATAGCATCAGCATTTGTGACAATAACAGACCAATCAAATCTACGTTTAATTTCTTCACCAACTAATAGATCTATTTTAGGAACCATTATTGGATGATGAGGAATATTGTCTGGTACAAATGAAGCATCTATTTGATGTGGATTAACTACATTTGTTAAATCTCTAATATCTACAATACCATTATAAAGATTAAGATTTATAATTTTATTTTGAAGACTTTTTCTTACTCTTTCATTATTATAAAATGAATGACGATCTGCATAATCAACACAATCTCTACGCCATTCTTTATTTTTTTGTTTGTAAGGTAATCTTTGTCTTGGTAGAATCAAAGAATTTATTCTAGGTGTTGACATATATAATTTATTAAATTTAATAATAACTTGCTAATATACAAAATAAAAAGTGTTATTCCAAATAATTTATAAGAAATAACACAATTTATTCTATCTGCTAATAGCTTTTTTAGCATTCCAATTTTTTTCAAAGAATTTATCTTGTGTAAGTGTTTTTCTTTGTTTATCTTGATTAGCTATCATTGAGTTAGTTCTTTTAACTCTATCTTCTCTCAACAAAAATAACATACCTGCTGCTGATACACGGTCAAAGTTACCATCACTATTCCAAGCTACACATTCTTCTAGATAAGGAATACTTCTAATATGATGTAATTTTAAACTATTATCTTCTTCATCAGATTCATTATATTGTGTTAACATATACTGCGCTTGTAATAATCTTCCCCATTTATTAATTTCTTTATTAGCATGTGTACCTTTAGCTTTATTACCATACAAATTAGTAGCTTTCACCATATCCATATCACGAAGTATTTGAGGTACATCACATAAATAATGTAAACAATTACGTGCATCAAAATAACTAAATAAACCTTTTAAATTAGATTCATAATTAGCTTCACCATTATAAAATTTTAACATACGTAATGCTGTTTCATAAGCATCGTTTGCTAATCTAGGTCTTCCTGTATATTCACATACAATTCTATCTGTAAATGTGTCCATACCAATTATACTAAACAATGAAGTTCCTGTGTCCGCATCAATAGGGTCAATACCAAATATATATCTACCTCTAGCAATTTCACCATTAGCATTTTTCTTTGGCATTTCAAATATTTCTAAACAACCTGTTCTATCTGTATCAGAACTATCATACGCTCTAAGTGGGTGTTTATCTGTAGATAAATTCCATTTAACATTACCTTCATTATCATATACTAACTCACCTATATAATGTTCAGCTAAAAATGATTCTTTTTTAGGACCAATA